TGACAGCCAAGTGAATTTTGTTCACTTCCATCTTTGGCTTGTTTTCGAATTGCGCGCCAAGCTCACCTTCCCACTGCGCACCAGCAATGGAATAAAAACGGCGGTCGTCAAGACACTGTTGTCTCTCATCACGGACGGATGATTGAATGTTGTCGAACTCTACCAACGCCTCAGCGTGTATGTCCAACAGAATTTGCGCTTTTGATTTGGCCATGGAGATCTCCTGTACAACTATTATCTACCAATGGTTCAAAGTTGGCAACACTTTTGTTGTAACTTTTTTGCGCTCACGCTTCCCAACAACGGACGGGAATAGCTCTGCAAGGCACCAAAACGCTGCGTCTGCGCGGTTCGGAGACTTCTCTCCTGTGAAGCCGTGTGTTGAAAAGCCGGTCAACTCTTCTTCAAAGTCATTTTGTCGTCCGACAACACGTATGCGACCGTCCTCGAACAACGGTGAAAAGGGTTCTGCGCGTTGAACTTTGCCGCGTGAAGCGTTGACTATCTTGTAGTTAACGCTTCGGTCTGCTGTCTGAATGACGAACTTAACCATTGCGCCACCGAAGTTCTGCTCACCAACCATAACATCAGCGTCGTGTCGGTGGTAGGCGGACACTGCCATGCGCCCCCATGTCGCTGGACCAGCCTTCACCGTTGCGTCTTCCAACAAGTAGGCAACGCCGTCCGTTCCTAGCCCTGCGACGTATATGCCAATTGCGTCATTGCCTTCGTTGTTATCATCGTCTGACCCTGACGGATCTACACCAACGACAATGCGAACCATTGACGGCAAATCTGCTGGGTCGTCAACACGCCATCGGTCTAATGAACTTTCGCTGAACAAAGCGTTCGGATTCGCGTCTTTGAACTCTCCATCCAGGAATCGCTTGCGCAGGTGTGGCGGCAGACCTTCTAGTGTTTCGATGTAAGACGATGGCAGGTTGGCGAGATTGTCTTTTGGGTTCATTTGGATAGAACCATAAAGATGAAGATTCTGAATTGGTTGTTTTGTGTCTGGGTCTAGCTTTTGTTCAAACACCTTGTAAGTCCAGTGGTTCTTGTCCGGCGGATTACAGTCAAACAACATGCGAAGCTTCAATGGCACGCCGTCGTCTTGTAAACAGCTTTGCGCCAAACGTGTAATCACGATCCCAACTGAACCCCAAGGTATCTGCGAACACTCATTGAGGTATATTGTCGCGAATTCTTGACCAAGGATCTTTTCTGTGCGCTCCTTATCATCCAGACCGCCGAACCAAATTTCAGAACCGTTGCCGAACTTTACAATCCAGTCTGTCTTAGAGATTTCATATTGTGTTCCTGGAAAACAAATCCTCATCACCTTCGGGAATGTGTCCATTATGATTGATGCTTTCACAGCGTTGAAACGGAAACGCAATATAGCATGGCGAGAGTTTGAAGCCTTCATTGCACGCACGACTATTGCGTAAACAGCAAGGAATGTTTTCCCAGAACGTGAACCACCGAACAGCATGAAGTATTGAAACACACCTGCCATCAAAGAACGCGCTTCCTTTTGGCGAGGCGTGAATTCAAAGGTTTGCATCATCGCCTCGCACGATTACTGCTAGTGGAGCCTCTTTGTCACCGGACAATTCTAGCTTGTCTCCGTATTTTTTTGGCGCTACCTTGCTCAGAAGCCATTTTCTAGAGTCAACCCTTAGTCGTTGATGCTGCACCGCCGCTGAGTCGTACCTTGCTACTCCGTTTTGATCCACGATCATCGCTGGTGTTTCATCGCTGATCTCCATGATTTCTTGAGCGATTGCTTCTTGCATTTCCTCTCTTGCGCGCGCGTATCGTTCGGCGAGCGCTGTGTCATCATTCACCCAACCCAAGAATGTGGTTTGAGGAACACCAGCCTGATCACAAGCCTTTTTGCACGACAACCCTTCGGACATGAACAACAAAACTTTTGGGGAAATCTTGTCTTTTTCTGCTTGTGTGTATTTTTGTTTACGAGCCATTTCAACCTCCAAATCTAACCTTAAAACATTATGTACTTTTTGCACGGGAAACGCAATCCAAATTTAATGCGCAGTCCTTCAAACGCCATAATTATAGTAGAATATATAATTGTTTATTATTCATATATTTCCTTATTTCTTTACTTATTTTTGATTAAATTTTCAACGTAGTATTATGAAGTTTGAAGGACTCAGACAATTCCAAAAAAACGGCGTAAGTGCCTCCGTATATGGGCTTTCGCCAATACACGACCGTCGATGAAAAAGTCCCGAAATCAGCAACTCTGCCTCAGCCGCACTTTCACTCATTTTGACCTCCTGAGGCAGTTGACAGGAAAATTACGAAATTTTCTTTTATCAATTCTGGTCGCAATTTCCGAGCCGAATTTCGTTTATAAACGTTAACTCTCTTGCCATCCAAAACCCAACGTCCGTCCTTGCGGTCTGGATCCGGAAACAAAGAGTATCCCATGTCTTGCATAACAACTTTCATATTCATCCGGAGCGAAGCCAAGTTGCCAACCTTTTGCAAACAACGTTCCAACAAAACATCACTGCGAACGTAATCAGGCCAACCAAGTTCCTTGACGGCGTGCAAAAAAGACTCATCAACTTCTTTTGGATTAACTCTCTTCACCACTCCAACTTCTCCTTCAACTGCTCGGCGTTCAGCTCATCAACATCATTGCGGCGGAAAACGAATACATTCTTGCCGAACGCCTTCCACCGACCGTCTTTAGAATTTGGATTAATCAAGACGGTGTATCCAATTCGCGCCATGGACTTTTTCATATTTCGTCGCAAAGAATAATAATATTGGTGGTGCGGTGCTGCGTATTCCAGCAAAAAGTCGCTTTGAATATAATCAGGCCAGCCATTTTCTTGCAACGAAATTTTGAAGGCTCCGTCAATCCCTTCAATCCAAGCCTTTTCATCAGCTTGGATTTGTTCTTTTGTTCTGCGCTTACGGCGATCACGATTGTTTGGATCAAATGGATCAAAATGCTTCATGTTGTAAATCCTTTGTTGGGTCATAATCTTTTGGCGTTCCGGTTTTGCAAAACACGGTAACGAGTTTATTGCCGATTTTCCAGCGCCCATCACGGCGTTGCGGGTCGCGGTGCATTTGATATCCTGATCGACTCATTGAATTTGCAAGCTTGCGCTTGATGTCGCTTTCCTTTTCTCCGTTGGCGATTGCTTTTGTTAAAATCCAATCTGACCGAATTGATTTCGGGTAGCCTAATTCATCAATGATGTCATCAAGCCATTGATCTCCGTGCATTCCGCCAGCAACGACCGTCTTGTGTGCATCGGTCTTGCGTTGTCCATTGGCTGCCGAAAAACCTGAAATATCACGTTCATGCAAATAAGCGGCAATGTGTGTTGCGCCACCGGCGTAAAACCACGCCCACAACTCAGAGAAATACTCACGCCGCGCATCTTCTTCCGTCAACCCCATGTCCTGCATTGTTGCGCAGTCAATTACGTCATAACGGCGGTCGTCTTCAGGGATGTAAATGCCGTTGGCAAGGTGGTTGGATGTGATGATCACGCCGCAATACATTCGTACGGAATATTTTTGTCCGTATTTGGGGTTGATTGTGCAAGTGTCTGGAGAACCTGCTATCAACACCTTGGTGCGCTCATTGAATGCCCACTTGGACATGTCTTGCAAGTTGGCTGCTTCAGAGATTCTCACCAACGTTGCTGCAGCATACTCGTTGAAACTTTGTTCGAATGCTGCAGGGTCAATATTCGCCACATTCCAAACTCCGATTGCAGGAGAGCAAAATTCAATAGCTGTGTCCTTACCAACGCCTTGTCCACCAGCAATCAGCAATGCAAAACGCGGCTTTTCCCAAGGCTTTTGCACGCGGTGCGCCATGTAATCCAAAAACTGATCTGCGTCTCCGTCTTTGTTGAAAACGCGCTTCACATGCTCCAAGAAAGGTTGCGCAAGTTTTGCGTCTCCGAGTTCAATGCTTGGACGACGGTAAGAATTGAACAACGCTGCGCCAGGAGACAAAACAACTTCTCCTTCACGACAATCGTAGCCCTTGACGTAGTCGTCTTCACGCTCCGGATCAGAAGTCATCGACGTTGCCAGTTGATTCGACTTCAACCACTCAGAAGCTTTTATCAACTTTCCATCTTCATTAACCGGAGACACAGCTGCATCAACCGCCGCCGCAATCCAAAATGAAGTCGTAGGCCGATAAATATAATTATTTCCTGGACCATAGTAGATGAAGTTGCCAATTGGAACTTCACCATTTTTTGGTGCCCAGCCGTTGTCCAAAGCCGCTTTGACGATTGTTCCGACGGAAAGTTGCTTTTCCGCGCCTTGTTGGGACAATTCATAAAACGCTTCGTGCATTATTGTATCGTGGTTACGACCTTTTTGCCCATCGAACTTGTCAGCCCAGGATGTGTAAACTGCAAATGCCTCGTCAACTCGATCGAATTCTCTACCTAGGATTATCCCAACCGCTCTCCACAAATCACGGTCATCAGCAGGAACAACCTCCAACATTTCAGAAATTTGCTCTATCGTGTATTTCCCGCGATACATGTCGTCTTTTTTTGGACGCCCCCGAGTTTCCTTTCGACGAGACAAGTGAGCAGGAAGCTGCGCCAACGGCGCTCCCCAATTAATCCAAGAATATTGACCACCGGATCTATGACGACTCGGCGCGCCAACTATGTATCCGCCGTCATTGCGTGAATCAACACCTTTTCCAAGCACGTTTGAAGCGGTTTTCAAAGCGGAATTGTACTTGAATATCACGTGCATTCCGCCAGAACCAGTTTCCGCCATCAGCGTGTCTGGCTCTCCATGGTCTTGAATGGCATCAGCCCAAGATTCTGCTCCGAATTTGCCATCTCCAATGTCGATGTCTATGACCGTTATTCCGGAAACTTCTCCTGTGACGATTCCTATGTTGCTTGGCGGAGCGCCGTCACCGAACCACGCGTCAATTTGCTCAAGGTCTCTGGAAGCTTCTTTCAACCCTCGCGCAACACGGGGGTGCTTCCCTGCGTCATAGCAAGTTGGATTGCCGCAAGTGCAAACGCTGTCCGCACCAATGGAGTGCAGAGGAAAAACAAGCCAACCTAATTTTGCATATTCAACGGCTGCTGCGTGAACTTCATTCATCCTTGACCCCTTTGCTTCTTTGTTCGAAGTAATAACGCGCTGATGCGCGCATGATTGGTTTGCTCAAAGACGGGAAAGGCATTTTTACGTTGCTGCTCATGACCACCCTCCAAAAATAAACCACAACCACAAGCAAATAGCAAAAGCCATCAACCATTCTTTCAGAGTCTTGTATTTAATGCTCATTTTTAATTCTCCTTTTTCGATCTCAACCAAGACCGGACGTATTTTGCCGCTTCAGCATTGCAAGAGTAATGTTCTGGATATTCAATTCTGCTGAAAATTATAGGCATATTGCGGCCTTTCTTGCCTTTCCAACGCAACACTTCAAAAGATCCTTTCGGCTGCATCAAAACTTCCCCACGGTCTTCGAGCCATTTTCTGAATTCATTGAATTTATTTTTGTGCAATAAATTAGCGTTTCCCATTTTTGTCTCCAGTTTCCGGCAAGTCGTAGCCGTTTGCAATCAACCAACGGCGTGAATCAAAAGCCAAATCAACTTTCAAAAATCCATTCCTAGCGAACCAAAAACGCGCCTTGTGTAGCGCGGCAAGCGCCTGCTGCTCCGTGCATTGTTGGACTTGTTCTTTCATCTCTTCGATAAAAGTTTTGGTGTCTAGCTCACGCGCCATTCGAATCTTTTCTCTTTGTTCATCAAAAGAACTCATCACATTCTCCAAAAAGCAAAAGGGCGCACAAAAGCACGCCCAAAATTTACAAAAAATCAAGCGTTCAAATTAAAAACGACCGTCGTCACTTTCCGCATGAACGCCTTCCTCAACAGGTTCAGACACTTGAACCTCACCAGCAAGAACTTGTTTTGAGAACTCTTTGGCTTTGTTGTAGATCTCTCCATCAACAACAGGTTCAACAAGTTCAATGTTGATTCCCCACCAAGAGCCTTTTGAATTTTCTTCCTTGACGCCAGTTAACTTGTAAATGTGTGAAAAACTAGGCGGCGTGAACGTCTTGCCTTCAGGCGTGCGCATTTCAACACCTTGAATCAAAGACATCCAACGCTTAGATTTCTTGATTTGCGTGCTGCTCAATGAAAGCAAAGCAGGTTGCCAAGAACCGTTGGCCGCATAAACAAGCACGAAGTGATTGCGCGTGTCTTTGAGTTGATCGCCTTCAATCAGCAATTGTCCATCGTCTGTTTTTTGCAGACCTTGCAGCTTACCAGTTTCAACTTCAATCGGTGAATAATCACCCTTGAATCCGCCGCCAGCTTCGCGTGGAGCCCATCGCAAGAATCGACGTTGATAAGCACAAGGAACAACATAACATTCCTTGAACAATTCATTGGTGATCGTGTTGATCATCAATCCTGGTTTTGCTCCATCAACTTCTTCAACCTGCGGAGACAATCCCTGCAGCATAGTCAAGAATGGAATCGCAAAGGAATCTTTGTCAGCCCCTTCAAGACCCATTCCGGCGTCTGCCATCATGTCCGTCATCATCGCTGCTGGAAGACCAACTTTTGTTTCTTCAGTTTTTGCTACTTCTTTTTTCGCTGTTGCCATGATAATAATCTCCAATTACTTGATTTTTGCCGTCCAAACAGGACGAGCACCAAAAAGGTCTAATGGAACGTTTGTTCCAGATGAAATTTGTTCTTTGAGGAACGCCTTGAGAGTTTGAGGGTGAACTGATTCGTCGAACTTCGCTGTCAGCCCTCGTTGTTGCAATTCTTGGAAAAAATCCAAAGCGGCTTGCTTTTCACCTTTTCCATATTGCGCTGTTACACCAACTTTGATCAAGCCTCCGAAGCCGTGCTCATCCAACCAACGGAATGCAGCGTCTTTGTCGCCATTGGCGATCGAGGCGTAAACTTCTTGTTGAATTGTAATTTTTTGGCCTGTTGAAAGTTCAAGCTTGTCAATTCCAAGCTCTTGCATAGCAGACGGGATTGTTTCTTCACGCAAAATACGCGCAGCCTCCTTGGAAGCCTTTAGTGCATTTTCAGCGTGCTTGACAGCTTCGTCTGCATCAATCAACGCTCTCGAGAGAGCGGCCATTTCATCGAGTGTGATACTCATACTTTCTCCTTTCTAAGTTTTCAGACAGCAACATGACTAGGCATGTATCGCCCGACGTTTTTGTCCCACTTGAGAACGGTGAACTTGCCGTGCAATTTACCAAGAATCGCACAGGCCACCGCAATCACAGCAGGGTCTCCCATGGCTACCAAGCTGTCTCCAGCTTCGTAATCATAATCTTTTAATTTGTCTTTGAGTTGCTTGACCAAATCCGCAGTAGCATAAAACGCTGCGCGCGGAGGCATCATCACCACGACTTCTCCATGTTCAGAAGCAGGAGCAACATTAACTGTGGGCACAAAAGAGCTTGTCTCTCGATCGCGGCGGTGCGGGATCTGGGTGATATATACTTTTTTCATTTCTTAGTTCTCCTTTCTGTCGCGACCTATTATCTTTCGGTTCGCGGACTTTGGCAAGTTATTTTTGCTTGCAATAAATTATCGTTGATACCATCAAGAAAGCAAACATTTTATTTGATGAAAAATAATTTGCGAACTTAAAAGTATTCAGGCATAATACAATTTGTGAACTTAGAAAGGAGAAAATGATGAAAATTTTTGGAGCCGGATTGGCAGGCTTGCTTGCTGGTTGTCACTTTCAACGCGCTACTATTTTAGAAGCAGGGAAAGAAGACGTTGAGAACCACAAAGCCGTTTTGCGTTTCCGTAGCAGCGCAGTTGGCGACAGTGTTGGGATAGATTTCCGGAAAGTAAAAGTGCACAAAGGACTTTGGGACGGAAAAGACGTCACACCTTCAATAATGCACGCAAACCAGTATTCTATGAAAGTTATTGGGCGCTTGGCTGATCGAAGCATTTGGAATTTGGATGCGTGCGAACGTTTTATAGCGCCTGAAGATTTTATTGCTTTGTTGGCAGAACGTTGCGCAGGCCGGATAGTTTGGGAACACAAAGTTTCTCCTGAAGAGTTCGCAAATCCTGGTGAAGCAAAGATCAGCACAATCCCTTTGAAAGCCGCAGCGGCAATGCTTGGTGAGCAAGAAGCGCCTGATTTCAACTTTGCGCCAATCACCGTGCGTCGATGGAAGATTCCTAATGCGGATGTATTCCAAACTATTTATTTCCCCTCACCAGAAACAACCCTTTACCGCGCAAGCATAACAGGGGATTTGTTGATTGCCGAATATGCAGGTGAAAGCGACGATTATGACCTGTTTGCTGCATTTGGGTTGTTTGAAAGCGACTGCACTCCTATTGAAAAGGTTGCGCAGCGTTACGGGAAAATTTCACCAGTTGAAGATGCTTGGCGCAAAAAGTTTATTTTTGACATGACAACTCAACACAATATTTACAGCCTTGGGCGCTTTGCCACTTGGCGAAACTTGCTGCTGGATGACGTGCTGCAGGACATTTGCGTGCTCAAAAAGTTGATGAAGTCATCAAGCTATGAGCGACAAAAAATAAACTCAAAATAAATGTTGCCTTTTGTTCTCGAATATTGGATAATATGTTTAAAGGACTTAACAAGACCTTCAAAACTCAGAACTGGAGAAATGCTATGAAACCGATAAACGAAATGAGTACCGCTGAAATGCTTGCTGAACATAACGCGCTAACAGGCAAAAACACCAAAAGATTTGCAAGCCGTGCAGCAGGTGAAAAGCAACTCGCCAAAGCTAGAGAACAAAACAAAATGGTTGAACAACAAACTTTACCAGCAATTGAAGAAACAAAAGATCAACGTGCGGAAGCAATCGCGAAGTCTTGGGGCGACGCTGAAGTTGCTGCAAAACGCACGCGGCGCAATGGCGTGCTTGTTGATGGAAAAACTGAATACCGCTCAGTAAAAGCGGCGTTCATCGACCTTGGTTTGCCGCTTGGCAGCCATATCAAATTCCGAATGGATCTCAAAAAAGATAAAAATTTGGAGTTTCAAGGGCATGAATTTGCTCTAATCTAACTTAGAAAGGAGAAAGTGATGAAAGTTACACTCATCAACCATACGCAGGATGCAGACAATCTGCTCCTGTTCACAAAGGCGACACGCTTGGAGCTTAGCCCAGGATTGTTAGACGAGATCCGCAGCAAAACTCCTGAGCAAAAACTTGAAGAGCTTGAATACATGGCAAACACCATCCCAAGTTCTTGGGAATTCGTTGATTATGTTTTCCTTGTTGAAGGGGTGAGCCGTGCTTATACGCACCAGCAGGTTCGAACTCGCGCAGCAAGTTATGCGCAGCAGACCATGCGTGTGTTGGACATGAATGAATTTGATTACATCTATCCGGAAAAAATAAAAGATTCTAAGCAAGCAACAAGCGTTGTTGACCAAGCGTTGAAAGGTATTAAATACGCTTACGGCAGATTGCTTGAGCTTGGTTTTGCGCCGGAAGATGCCCGTGGGTTGTTGCCGACAAACATCAGCACGAATATTGTTTGCAAATTCAACTTGCGCACGTTTGTGGATTTGGCAAAGTCTCGCACAGGCGGTCGCACGCAAAGTGAATATCAAAAGGTCGTCAACGCCATGGTCGATGAGGTGCTTAAAGTTCATCCTTGGGCAGAGAAGTTCTTGTTCAAAGAAGGCCGTGATTATTTCGCTGAAATTGAAGCGTTTGCAGAACGTGAATACGGCGGAGACCTTAAGAAAAAGGGTGAATTGTTGAAGATCGTTGACAAAATGCGCAAAGGCGGTTGATATGATTATCATCGACTTAGACAACACAATCAGCGATGATGGTTGGCGTATTGGCGAGATCGATTTGGAAACTGACGATCTGATTAAGCGTTATCACACATATCACATGCTTTGTGGTTTTGATGAGTTGCGCAACCGCGAACTTTTCGAAGACAAAGATGATGTCTACGTATTCACAACGCGACCGCATTTTTATATGCCTATGACGGTTGAGTGGTTGCGACGCAACAAGGTGGTTGTGAAAGGGTTGTTTATGCGCAATGGACACGAACGTTCTGTGGTTGCAAAAAAGTTGTTTTTGGAAGAACTTCTTTCAGCGACCAACAAGAGCGCCGCAGACATTGTTTGTGCTTATGATGACCGAGAAGACGTTGTGAAAATGTACAAGGAAATGGGTGTCAATGCAAAATTGATTCAAATTAACAAGCCTTTGGGAGTTCACTGATGGAAGAAGATTATTACCACATTGATGCTGCTCACGAGTTGCACGAACAGAATCACAACTTGAAAGAGCCGATTCATCTAGGCAAGAAAAAGCAGCCGACAGCAGCCGACATCCTTGAAGAAATGGGGAAAACTTTCCGTGAACGCAATAAAGTTTATGGGGACAATTTCCGCATGGTCGGTGCAATGATGAAGATTTTGTTTCCTGAAGGCGTTCCGCCGGAATTGTTGCACAGCGACAAGTTCCATTTGTTCGAACTTAAACTGGTGAAGATTTCTCGCTTTGCAATCAGCGGAATGACTCACCAAGACAGCATTCATGATGATGCCGTTTACAGCGCCATGATCGAAGCAATTTTATTAGAAGAGGAAAACGCAAAATGAATATTTTAATCACAGGCCATCTGCACGGCCTAGGCGCAGCAATGTTTGATGCGCTTGCTGAAGCAGGCCATCATGTAATTGGATACGACATTGAACTTGGAAAGGATGTTTTGAACCCTGACATGAAGTTCATTGAAGAAATGTTGGATGGAGAGAAGCTTGACGTGCTGATCAACAATGCTGGTGTGAATTTGATTGATTGGTTGGAAAACTTCACCGAAGATCAATGGGACAAGGTTCTTGACACCAACGCAAAAGGAATTTACAAAATGACGCAGGCGTTATTGCCGCATCTTGTTGAAACAAAAGGAACCGTGTTGAATGTGGTTTCCAACGCGGCGCACATGCCGATGACGTGCTCATTAGCTTACAACGCTTCCAAAGGCGCTGCGCACATCATGACGTTGCAGTTGGCGCGTGAGCTTACCAAGAAACACGGCATCACAGTTTTCGGAATCGCACCGAACAAGTTGCGCGGAACTGAAATGAGTCATTCAATCGACGATCAAGTCGTGCAAACACGCGGATGGACAAAAGAATTTGCGCAGGAATATCAACTCAACGGCCTTTTGACCGGAGAAGAGACAGATCCTGCTGCAGTTGCAGAATTTGTGGCATTCTTGTTGCAAGACAAGGCACACCACAAGTATTTAACTGGTTGTATTTTACCTTACGGAGCTTAATAAAATGTTAAAATTTAAAATCGAACAAATTGCAATTTGCCCAAAAGACCCTTTCGCAGCACGCGAACTTCTTGAAGCCATCGGCGCTGTTGAATGGCACGAAGACCATGTTGTTGCAACTGGCGAAGTTTTTGGCGCACACGGAACCAACGAAGCTGATCTGTCTTTCAACTATGACATGTTTGGAGGCAAAGAATTCGAGTTGCTTAATTACACAGAAGGCAATGACTGGATGCAGCACGGCGGTCGTCCTAACAGCGTCAGCCACCTTGGAATGCATTGCTCAGTTGAAGAGTTGATTCTTTGGCGAGACTTTTTCGCTGAACGCGGAATTGAAGTTGCTCAAGAAGTGTTCACCGACTCGCACACCAACCCTGTCATTGCAGGAAAGCGTTCGTACAACTACGTGATTTTCGACACAAAAGACATTTTGGGCGTTGACTTGAAATTCATCGTGCGAATCAACTTGGAAGAAATCGTCACACCGAACGATTAACCAAATCAAATTTCCAGTTTGCGGTCTGGAGAACTTTGAAGCGCCTGTTGGCTACGCAACGGAAGCGGACAAATAAACAAAACCGCCTAAATTAACTCAGAACTGGAAACGAAAATGAAAGCGATAATATTTGACACAGAGACAACTGGATTGCTGATGCCGTCTGTTGCAGACATCGAAAAGCAACCTAAAATAATAGAAATTGGCGCGCTTGCAGTTGATGAAAATGGTGTCGTTGGAGAACTTTCTCAACTGCTGAACCCAAACGAAATTCTAGATCCGCAAATCACAAAGATAACCGGAATCAAAGATGAAGACTTGGTTGGAAAGCCATCATTCATTGAATTCCTTCCGCAGTTGAAAGAGTTTTTTGATGGAACTGACTTTTTGATCTGTCACAATGCGCCATTCGACACAGGACTTTTGAAAAATGACCTTGTCCGTGCTGATTGCGATGACTTTCCTTGGCCTGCTGAAATAATTTGCACGGTTCAAGAATACAAGCCGCAATTCGGATACAGACCAAAATTGCTAGAGCTTTATGAACGCATTTTAGGCCGGAAGCTTGCGCAGACACACAGAGCGTTGGACGATGTTCATGCATTGTATGAAGCAATCAAGGCTGACGGTTTTATGGACTTGTTGTTTGGTGTTGAAAATGAATAAGCAATTCACATGCAACTGCAACGCTTATAAGTTTCCGCACCGCTTTGGTTCCGGGAAATGCACTGGAGCGTTCATAGCACAGGAAACTTGGGAAAGAAATTACGGAGGAGGGATTTGCTCTTCTTGCAATTCATTCAACGAGCAAGAGCGCCGTTGTGAAGTCGTTGACGGTCAAGAAAGCATCAAAGAGTGCGAAGCTTGGCAAGAATTCGTTGAATTCAATGAAATAAAGGTGTACAATTGATGATACAACTCAGAATAAGAACGGAATATAGCTTTGGGGAAACGTTCGCCCCAATAAACCGCGTCATTGAACGCTTGAAGGAAATTGGTTGCAAGGCAGCTGGGATTGTTGACGGATCCACTTGGGGACACGTCGCATGGTTCAAGGCTTGTACGGCGGCTGGGATTCAACCGATTCTAGGCGTTGAGTGCGTTGTTAGCGACGACGAGTCAACTCCAAAAATGTGGTTCCTGGCCAAAAATAAAGCAGGCTTAAGCGAACTTTACAATTTCACCAGCAAGAGCCACCAACAAACAATTCCAACCAAGCGCGGCTCTCTACCTAGGCTTTACCGCAATGACGTTTTGAATATGAGCGACAACATATTCAAGTTTGCTGGAGAAGTAACAGACGGAAGTTTCCTAGCAGACGTTGGTGCTTATATTGATTTGAACCCTGCCAGCAGAATACTCAATGCACGCAAAAAGAATATAGCAAAGCAACAAGGGTTGAAGTTGGTTGAAACTTCAGACAATGCTTATGCATTCGAGGAAGACGTTGAAACGTTCGAGTTGGCTTCCAAAGCAGGAACAAAAGCAACCGCGCAGCACATCTTAGATGAGCTTGATTTTTTGGAAACGTCTCAGGAAATTGCTGACCAATGCATTGGTCTTGAAATGCCTGTTGCACCAATGATCCACCAAGAAGGGAATTTGGAAGAGATTTGTCGTGAAGGGATAAAGTTCAGAGGCATGGAGGAAAGTTGGACGAAGGAATATGAAGAACGGCTTCTTTATGAATTGGACTTGATAAAGCTCAAGGATTATGAAAGTTACTTCATCGTCGTTGCAGATATGGTGCATTATGCCAAAAAACACATGCTTGTTGGTCCAAGCCGTGGGTCTGCAGCAGGCTCTTTGGTTTGTTATCTTGCGCGGATTACAGAAATTGATCCGATTCCACCAAAACTTTACTTTGAACGTTTCATTGACGTAAGCCGTACAGACTTGCCTGATATTGACCTGGACTTCCCAGACAATAAGCGCCAGATGGTTTTCGATTATATGGCAGACAAATATGGGTTCAACAACGTTGCGCACATTGGAACAATCGGTCAGTTCCGGCCTAAATCTGCACTAATACAAGTGTGCAAAGCATTGAACATCCCTCCGCAAGCAACAGGCGCGGTAAAGGTCGCAATGATCGAGCGCTCTTCAGCGGATTCACGCGCCAACAACTGCCTTGAAGACACATTCAAGGAAACAAATCCTGGTCGAGATTTCATCAAACAATACCCACAAGCAATGAGTGCAATGCGGTTGGAAGGACACGCAACGCACACAGGCGTACACGCTGCAGGATTGCTGGTTTGTAATGACGAAATAACGAATTACGCAACAGTTGACGCCAACGGAATTGCTCACATCGAAAAGGGAGCTGCAGAGTCTCTTGGGTTGTTGAAAATCGACGTTTTGGGGTTGCGCACGCTTGGCGTTTTGGAAGACAGCGGAGTTGACATAGACTGGTACAATCTGCCGTTCAACGACGAATTAACTTTCAATGTATTCAATGAAGGACGGATGTGTGGCATCTTTCAGTTTGAAGGAAACGCCTTGCGTGCAATTAGCAGAGACATTCACTTTGACAACATCATTGAAATTGATGCTGTGACCGCACTGGCGCGTCCTGGACCATTCGCAGGCGGCGTTACTGAAAAATACGTTGACCGAAAAAATGGTGAACCTTATGAGCCAATTCACCCTCTTGTTGAAGGGTTCATGAAGGAGACGTTTGGTTTGCCGGTTTACCAAGAGCAGACACTCGCCATCGTGCGTGAAATCGGAAAATTCGACTGGGCAGAGACTTCCACGATCCGTAAAGCAATGTCCAAGCGCATGGGTAAAGAATTTTTCAACACCTATTGGGAAAAATTCAGAGCAGGCGCAGAAAGCCAAGGAATCAATGAACAAGAAGCGCGTCAGACGTGGGAGACAATCAACGCGATGGGTGCTTGGCAGATGAACAAGGCGCACACGTACAGTTATGCTGTAATTAGCTATTGGACGGCTTATCTGAAAGCACACCACCCTTTGGAATTTGCTGCAGCAAACCTGCGCAACGCAAAAGACGACGACAGTGCAATTGAATTATTGCGTGAAATGGTGCGTGAAGGCGTTGAATACGTTCCGTTCGACTTGGAAAAATCAGAAAAGAATTGGTGTGTAAAAGACGGCAAGTTGTACGGCGGATTTATGGCGCTGAAAGGATTCGGACACAAAAAGGCCGAAAAATTCATTGAAGCACGCAACAACGGATCTCTAACCAAAAAGAATATTGAAGACATTGAAAAAGCTCACAACACATTCGCAGACATTTTCCCATTCAATGAGCATTATGGACACCTTTACCAAGACCCAGCAAGCAACGGCATTGCAAGCGCAGTCGTTGAAATAAAAGATCTTGAAAATATTCCGCACCAAGAGGAGCGCGTTTTCCTCGGTGAATTGGTTTACAAAAACGCGCGAAACTACAATGAAGAAGTTAACGTCAAAAAACGCGGCGGAAAATTAGGAACTGGTCCATTGGAATTCGTCGATGTGCGATTAAGAGACGACTCCGGAACCATTGGTGGAAGAATCGGCCGATACGACTTTGAGCGCATTGGACGTGAATTGCTTGAACGCACGCCAGTTGGTTCTCACCTTATGGTGCGGGCGAAATTCTTCAACAACATTCGATATGCATTCATAACAAAATGGAGACGATTAGATGGCGGAGAACAATGACTACAAGGTGTTGAAAAAGAATCTTCCGCAAGGCAAAGACCGTCTTGACAGGATAGAAAATGTTGTTGTTGCTGGAATGCCGGACATCAACTTTTGCTGCGAAGGTGTTGAGTGTTGGTTAGAACAAAAATCGCCAAAAGAACCCAAGCGTAGCACGACGAGGCTTTTCGGATCCAACCACAAATTGTCGCAAGACCAGATGAATTGGTTCAAGCGTCAAATGGATGCCGAAGGCAATGCTTACATATTAATAGCTTCCGACAAGCGTTGGATGCTGATCAGCGGTGAGCATGCCGATGTCGTCAACGAATTAACAGTTGAACAACTGCTTGAAATTTCACTTTGGAACACAAACAAGCCAGTCAGGGATAAAGAATCATGGAAACAATTACGCCAAATACTAAATTCAAAACACAACCTTACAAGCACCAATTAGAGTGTCTCAACAAATTCGGTCGCAAAAAAGCCTTTGCGTTGTTGGCTGAAATGGGGACAGGGAAAACTTGGATAATCATCAACAACATCGCTGACCTTTGGTCTTCTGGAGACTGCGACTCCGTGCTAGTTTTTGCACCCAACGGTGTTCATACAAACTGGACACGTCTAGAGTTGCCGAAGCACATGCCAGACTGGGTTAGATATAAAGCTGTTCCGTGGATAGCCGGAGGTCGCAAAGCGGAAGTTGAAGAAATTGAAACGCTGTATGAACCTCGCAATGGCGAATTGCGAATCATGACAATGAACTGGGAAGCACTGCAGTCCAAAAAAGGTGTGGAAGCCGCAAAAAGATTTGCGCTTTGTTCAGGCAAGTTGATGATTGTGTGCGATGAAAGCGACTCGGTGAAAAATCCAACAGCAAAACGTACGCAAAATTTGATGGCTTTGAAGCCGTACAGCCATTGGCGGCGCATAATGAGCGGAACACCAATCAATAACGCTCCGTTCGACGCCTTCAGCCAATTCAGTTTTCTTGACGAGCACATATTGCAAACAACTAGCTTTTACGCATTCAAAGCTGAATACGCTGAGATGCTGCAACCAGGAAATCCTCTTTTGGACAATATAAAAGCACGCACCAAATCTCGTGGAACGCCGCAGGTAGTTGCGCGTGGACCAGGAGGAAGACCGAAGTATCGAAACTTAGACAAGCTAAGCGCGTTGATAGCTCCGCACTCATTCCGCGTGCTGAAAAGTGAGTGTCTTGATTTGCCAGAAAAGATCTACAAAACGCTTGTTTTCAACATGACACCTGAGCAGATAAAAACGTACAAAAAGGCCGAAAAAGAATGTCGTTTGGTTTTCGAAAGCGAGGAAACGCCGTTCAACAAGTTGGTTGCTGTCACAAAATTGGCGCAAATAACATCAGGTTATTACATCCATCCTCTGTCCGAAGAGCCAGTGCGCATTGAAGGAAAGAATCCGAAGCTCGACTTGCTCAAAGACCGTGTTCAAAAGATAATTGAATCCGGTGAAAAGGTTATAATATGGGCGCGTTACCGCATTGAAATTGAAGACATCGTTGCAACCTTGACGCAAGAAGGAATCAACTGTGTGCAATACCACGGCGGAATAGCCAAGGACGACCGCACTGCGGCGATAGATTCTTTCGAGAATGGAAATGCTCAGGTATTCGTTGGAAACCAACAAGCTGGTGGCACAGGCATCACGTTGGTTGCTGCTTCCTACGTTATTTACTTTTCCAACAACTTCTCATTGCGAGACCGCTTGCAATCTGAAGACCGCGCTCACCGTATTGGTCAAACCAAAAATGTAACTTACATTAATATCGCAGCAAAAGGCACGATTGACATGCACGTAATCGGCGCGTTGACAAACAAAAAAGACGTCGCGGACACAATAATCGACAAAGGGTTGAAAATATTTTCATAAATTAGTTGCTTTAAAGGACTTGTTCAGGGATAATTTGTTCTAAGGAAGAGATTCCTGAACAAATAACTCAGAACTGGAGAATTATCATGAAAGCACACAAAATCACAAAAGCTCAACTTGAAAGTGTTATTCGCAAAAACAATATTTTGTCTGTTCGCAAAGGTCACACCAAAACACGCCACATGCGAAACAATTGTGTTGGTCTTAAAGTTTTGTTTGAAGATCAAACTTCTTTGAGATGTCACTTTGTTGATGGGTATGAAAGACCTGAAGTTTATTTGAAAAAAGGAGACGTTGTGATTTGGTTCGGTTTTTTAACAAAAGGTGAAAGACAAGAGCAGTTTGATGCTTGGCTTGAAAATATTTATGCAGGAGAGCAATCGTGAAAGAAATTGCAAAAACTGGAAGCGTTATTTTAGGCTTTTTGATTTTGTTCGCTGTTGTTGGGTCGATGGACGCAGTTGACGCTCAGGCAAGTTCAGAAAATTATTGCGCAATGGTTGAACTTTGGGAGCAAGACTCTCACCTTGCTCCTGAACAACGACGCGGTTGGCCTCCGTATAAAGGAGTTGAAAAATGTCAATAACAACAATCGACCACCACATCTGCGGCATCCCGTGCAAAATTGAAGTGACTTATTTTCATCACCAAGAACCTTGGCGCGGATCGGCGCACAACTGTCCTAGCGCAGACGATTATTACGGCTTCACGGAAATTGAATACAACGTTCTTGATCGCAAAGGTTATGCGGCTGATTGGCTTGCAAGAAAAATAACATCTGAAATTGACTCAGAGATTCGCGACGCGATTTTTGAACAGACGATACAAGATGCAGAACCGGATGAAGAAAAAATAGCCGAAATTTTCACCAAGCTCGGCTATTGGAATTACACCAACGGTCTTGATCAATGAATCTCGAAGTGTGGGAAATCCCATCCATTGAATTCGTCGCTTCCGAAAGTTCCGCCCCAACGCAGGTTGATTGAAATTTTCCCTGCGTTCTTCATCTCTTTAGCTGTGCTCAATATAACTCCGGCAATGATTCCAAGGTGAACTTTGCTCCAAGACGCTTTTCCTGCAACGTAAGCAAAGACGTCCAACGCATGGCCGAATCCGTCTGATTGAATTTGGTGTTTCCCTTTGCGTTCAAAGCCGTCGACTTTTGACTTGCCTTGCAAGAACAACTCGTTTTGTTCTTCGTCCTTACGCACCCCTCCGTGTTCAGGGATTCCGAAGTCGATTGGCGATCGTTTTATTGCTTCTTCAAAAACTGCAATCAATTCAGGGTGAACGCCTTCCATGCGTTGTTTTGATTTTTTCGAAAATTTGAACATCATTTTGCTCCGTTTTCAAGCACCACAAATAAAAACGCCGCTCCGCCTGTGATTGCAGCGGAAGTTATTGCCCAAGCAATTTTCCCCGCAACCGAAGCGGCCATTGTGTTTTTTTGTTGTTCCTTTTCAAGGTCTGTCATGCGCTTTCCTTGTTGTTCAACGCGCTCCCAGATACGACCTTGTCCTTCCTTTAAGCTGCGAAGCTCGGCAGTTACGACATCGCATCTGTGCTCCATTTCTTGCTTCAACAGCTTTTGGTCCATTTGCATGTCTACAAGTTGTTTCATGGACTGTGCCATCTCGCTGACTGAATGGGTCATTGTTTTGATATCTTGCTCCAGCTTGATGACTACGCGTTCGATGCCGTCTAAACGTTCTCTTTCTTCACCCATGCTATTTCCCTTTATTCAAGCTTGTTAACTCAACAGCCTTGTCTTTGCTTCCAGAGCTTGAACCAAACCAAAACTGCATGATAGTTGGCACTTCTCTCGTTAGAATGCCAAGAAGAAGAACAACAACGTCCTGCATCGAGTCTGGTGTTGAAACCTCGCCAAACATTATAAAGGACAGCACGATAAAATATCCCGTGATGAAAACAGAAGACAGCACGATTTGTGGCCATTTGTTTACGCTGAACAACGTTCTAGCTGAACTGCGGTCTTTCTGGTGCAGTTCTTCAATCTTATAATCCAGCTCTTTAAGTTTTACAATGAAGTCCTGTTCAGCCTGCTTTAATTTAAGCATAACTTCTGGATCACCTGAAACAATTGCCTTTTCCAATGCTTCTGGACTTTCTTCAACACCCAGTGCAGATGCAGCCATTTTCACAGCCATACCTGCCATTGGACCACCTATTGCAGTAGCAACTGTTGGTGCGATTGCCGCTAATGTTTCTTTCCAATTTGACATATTAATTTCCCTAATTATTATGGATATTCCATTCTTGATACTTCAATCCATGAAGACAGATTGCCGTCATACTTTAATGTCAAACTATCATAAACTCTATCAAGTGTGAAATCTAAAGCGCCAGACAGACGAATATTACCTTTGGCATTCTTAACGACAACATCCCTAGCATCGTTGTTTGCTCTAATATGTAATATCTGCCCATCAACTCCACCGTTTATAGTAACAAGGTCATCAGTAGCCGCAGAAGCTTCTGTGTCAATTGTACAGTTTGATTGTGAAACTGTGATTACACCAGCTGAAATAGTTAGTGATTCCTTCTTATACACTTCTTTAACAGTGTTAGTAGTTACATTAGTAAATACCTGTTCAAGAGTAGTTATCTTCTGGAACCTTCCATCATTTACTAGGTTGTAGTATAACCCAATAATCACACCTCGCTTACCATTCAAGTCGTAAGATGGGTTCTCCGAATTTGGAGTGAAGCTTGAATAAATGAATGTATCTTGTGCATGCTCAAGGAAAATATCCGTAATTCCAGTATTAAGAGCACCACCATTTCGAATGACATTTGCAATAGTATTAGATTCAGATTCGTAACCAGAGTTGGCTTTAAAGTAAACTAGGTGATTCGTGTATAAAGCATTATCCCAGAAAGATTGATTTTCAATAGTATTTGCTTTTGCATTCTCAAGAAGTAAACCACCACCAGCACAAACTTCATAGTTAATGTTTGAGAACTTATTGTTTACGAGATATGTAGTTAAGTCAGTATTTTTCAAAGCAAAAAATTGAACGGTGCTTGCATTGTAAACTCGTAGATTTCTAAAATGATTCTCATTACATCTAGTACCATTAACTGTAATGTCAACACCGCTGACAGTTGAACCATTTGCAAGATACCAGTCCCCGCCCTCAAAAATAGAGTCATAAATTCCAGATGTAGGATTCAGTGAATAGATAAGTGACTTGCTTGTTGACTGTACATACATATCGACATTATCAACTTTTAGCCCAGTTACACCATATTTGATATTAAGCACATGACCTGATTCAGAGCGTAATTCACAATTTTGGATTAGTGAATTCTTGAGAACTTGCGTGGTAGATACATCAAATACATCCTTACCAGTGCCGTTCACGTATAGCTTTGACGTGTTACCTGTACCAATGACAGAGATACCTTGAGTATAAATACCTGTGTCTAAAGTAAACGTGTCAGAAGATAACAACTTACCGTCTTCTAATCTGATAAAACCAATGCTTGTACTGATACAGAAATCAATGTATTTCTGCATCGGAATAAAATTATCTGTACCGGTAGCATTTACCCCGGTCAGACCATTCCAATCACACTTGACACCAAAATCTGACGGGTATCGAGGTTTAATCTGTTTAACCCAACAACCTGTACCAGTTCCAGCAGTAAACCAAGTAGTAAGTTGAGTTTGGTTAGTCCAATCTGTAGGGAATGGTCTATCAGGGTCAATGATTGTCCCTCCATTGTGGTTTGCCTTGTCTTGAGTAGCATCCCAATAGAAGTTATCCCCACCACCTTCTACGTCTGAGTGGTAGTTGAGGACAGTGATTGCTTGTTTATCTGAATTTCCGCTGCCGTATTCAACCAAATCAGCAATAGAATTTAGTGAAAACGTTCCGCTTGCTTCTAACTTTGACGCTTGCAACGACGACTGCACCAAAGACCCGTTTTTGTTCTTAACAACCATTGAGAATTTCGCTTCAACGATGTAAATATTTGTTGGCGTGCCGTTTCTGCTTACATAACCGTTAATAGTGCGCAATGGTTGCGCAGCTGGAATCGTCAACGCTTCATCGAAGTAAACTTGGATCGGATTGCTTTCCGCGTCCAACCCTGACTCACCAATATACACATAACCTGCATCGAGAGGGTCGCCGTCTACGTCGTGCAAAAGCACATAAGGTTGAATTATTCTGTAAGATGACATTATTTTTTCTCCTTCTCAAGACCTGCCAAGGCTGAGTCTACTTTTTTCTTGATTTGATTGTCTTTGATTCGATCTCGCAACCATTTCAAGCCTGTTATGACCGGGACAGGAACGCCGGTTGTTGCACCATAAGTTCCTGCTTCACCAATTGCAGCAAGAATCATTCCTGCTGTTCCGCTGTTGTTTATTAATGTTCCCGGAGGAACGGTGTTCACATATCGCACCACATCGTTTAGATCACGAATTATTGCGCCTTGCTTCTTGCCGAAAATTAAATCCAAGCGGTCATTAGCATCAAGTTGAGAAACGACACGGTGCAATTGAGCAGGGGAAACAATCGGATTGTCTGCAGAATCCATCCCCATTCCTTTCGTCGCTTGCTCCATGATGTGCCGTGCTGTTGCACCTTGCAATTCTTTCCAAGCCTGTTGACCGTCTTCACCGGACGTTTGCAGAACACGCTTCATGAACGTTATCTCTTCTGGTGAGCTGTTCAAAATTGATTTCTTGAACACTTGGTCTGCTGCGACTTTCGGATCGTCCATACCGCGAACGTTGGTGACCAAACGCGCCACAATTGCGCGGTTTTCGTATTTTCGAGCTTGTTCCTTGCGCAATGAACGCGCTGTTTTGTAAAGCGTTCCGCCTGCTTCTTCCGTTGTTGCATCAACAAGATTCTTCAAAATTGTTTCGTCACGCAATCCGGTTCTGTCGCCTAGATTTGCCATGCCGCTCAATTCACGGCGAAAATCTTCCATTTTTCCAAGCGTGACACCTTCTTTCGGAATCAAATTTCCATCCGCGTCTTCCGCAGCAACGCCAAGTTTAAGCGCTGTTGCGCGTGCAGAATCAGTCACTTTTGAAGATTCAACGCCGCGTGGCTTGGAATTGATGTAATCCCAAATTGTGCCTTGAATAAGGTCATCTTCTGGTCCAACTGTGACGACTTTTGCTGTGTCAACAGGTGTCAATGCTTCATCAGATTCACGCGCCGCCTTGTAAGCCACACGAGTTTTGTTTTTTGCTTGTTTGTAACCTTGCGACAATGCCTTGATGACCGCATTTCCAGTTCCTGCGATGTCTGGCTCTTGCGCTGCGGTCATGTCAATCAAGGCATCAAAGTTTTGCAATGCTTGCAGGTTGTTCTCTTCAGCACGGGCGCGTAGTGGCGCGCCGAATTCTGGAGACTTCATCGTTTCTTTTTCGAACGCCAATTGTTCCGCTTCGCGGCCTGCTGCGCCTTTGGTCAACTTGACAGGCACAGGAAGAGCTTCTGCCTTTTGCGCGCGGATTTGCTCTTGCGGAATTCGTGCTGCGCCGACAGATTTGTCTGTCATTCTTGCTGAAGGTGTCGGAACTTTTTCTTTGACTTGTGCTGCGGTTCTGGTTGCAAAATCACGCAACACAGGAGACGACATTTGCGCAGCATTGGAAATGATTTGCAATTCTCCTGTCATGCCTGCCAATGGAGCCAATGGAGCAAGAGCCTCACCAACTTCCTGCAAATATTCTTGACCAGTTTCCGTGCGTGGAGCGTAAGTTAATTCACCAGCCATTCTCATGGCTTCCTGTTCAACGCGATCGGCTGCTTCTTTAGTTCCGTACTTGCCAGAAGCGATCTCTTGCGCAAGCTGCGTCAATGCGCCATAAATCATTCCAGCAGTTCCGCCGGTTGCTCCTGTAGCCATTGTCAATCCAGTTTCAGCAGCGCCGGTTAATTTTTCGCCAAGCGTTGGTTCTTGCTCTGGAACAATTGGTTGCTGCGGAGGCGAAACAAGGTTTCCATGCCAATCAAGCACGGGAACGTCTGGTTGTTCTGCAGCTTGCTGTTGCATTGCAGCATATTCTTGCTGCTTGGCTTGTTCATAAGCTTGCGACACTGTCTGGAAATCAACCGTTCCTTGCTTGTCTTGGTTGTTCACAATCCATTGTGCGTATTCTTGCGCTGTTGCCATATCAACCGCCTGAAATTATCTTGTCAGCCTGCAACATGATGTTTGAAGCTGGAGTTTGTGTTGAGCTGGCTTGCGGTGTAGTAGTTTGTTGGGAACTCGGAGGTGCGACATTTTCAATTGGGCTAGCAGGCACGAAAATGTCTCCAATCGCTTCGCTGAATGAAGTTCCTTTTGGAATTGTTTTTCCTGCAATAACGACATCTTTTGGAGTTGGCTTCAACGATCCAACTTGGCTGACCCAGTCTGCTTTTGCGCCATTCAAGTTGGCGTCATATTTGTTGAGTTTTGACATCCCACGCAAGAATGAAGAAATTGTTTCAGGATTTGCAGTTTCAGACGGGAAAACGCCCATGGCAACTTCAATGTCCTTGTCGGATGCAACTCCTGGAGGAAGAGACTGCAACACTTGTGAATTGCGCAAACGCATGTATTCTTGTCGGATGCGTGTTACTTCGTCTTCCGAACCCCAAATCTTTTTGACAGCTTCTGCAGCAGAGGCGTATTTACCGGATGCCATTTGTGTGTCTATGTTGTCGGCAAGTGTCTCGTATTGGTTGGAAAGGCTTTGCAAATTGACCTGACTTTGCACGGATTCGTTGATGAGCTTCTCCGCGTCCGTGCTCAAATCTATTCCGCCGCCAGCCAACTTTTGCTGGTATTCAAGTTGCTTGAGCTTGACGTCCATCGCAACTTGCTCTGCGTCTTTGTTTGTTTTACCGATAACCGCAGCAATGCGCTTGGTGTCCATTTTTTGTTGATTGATTTGCGCTTTGGTTAAATCCAAGTCTGCCAATTCTTTGTCGAATTTAACACCTGCAAGTTTTTGCGATCGGCCTTCTTCTTGCAGTTTTGTCCAAGTTTCAGCGAACTTGTCTGCTCCCATTGTGTTTGCTAAGAATAGACCGGCGGAAGTCTTAGCCGCTTCTGGATTCATTTGCACCAATTGCAGCATGGCTTGCGCAGACGCTTCATCTTGTTTGTTGCCTGAATTTTGCGCAGCTGCCAAATTGTCTTGCAGCAATTGAGTTGCGACTTCAGTTTGACCGGCTTGTAGCGCGCTGAATACGTTGAGAGCTTGAGAACGCTTAACGTTGGATTGCTGTTCTGTCATGCCTGCCATCGGCGCTTTAAGGCTTTCTGCAATGGTTGGGTATTTCACCATCATTGAGATGTAATCTTGGGGTGTGGCGTCCGTTTTTTGCGCCAAAGTTGCTAGATCCGTTTGCATCGCTTGCGCTTGTTGAAGCTTTTGCGCTTGCAATGCTTGTTGCTGCTCTAGTCCGGCTTTCTCTAGTTGCATCTTTTTCAACGCGTAGGCGCTTTGGATTCCCTGCATAGAGCTTTCAATTGGACTTTGAACAGTTCGGAAATAATCTGCATAATTAAGTGCCATCAGAACATCCCCAATAATTTCATTGTTCCAAGTTGTGAAGTCGTGCTTCCGATGTTGCCCCACATCTGCGCTTGTGCTGCACCAGAAGTTAGCGCTGCTTGCGCTTGCGCTTGACCAGCTTGCGACAATAAGTTTCCGATATTAGTTGCGGATTGCATTCCCTGAACAGATTGTCCGGCGGCAGACGCTTGACCAATTTGCCCCAATCCAGCGAGTTTTGAATATTGACTTTCGATTGCTTGCTGCAACATCTGTGGGCGGTATTGCGCCAAAGCAGACTGAATATTGCCGCCACGCAGGCCGCCGGTTGCTGAAGCTTGTTGCAACATCGCTTCTTCACCTTGACGAACTTGCGCTTGGAACAGTGGGCTTTGCTCGATGGCTGAAATTGCAGCTTGTTGCTCCTCTGGCGTGCCTAGACCTGCTAATGCGCTCATTTGTGTCATCGCAGGCTCACCAACTGCTACATATGGAGCAAGCGTTTCTTTCATTATGTCGAATTGGCGGCGTTGTTCGGCGATTGAAGCCTCTGATGCTGCGGTTTGCGCTCCGGCAGCCGTTTCTGCAGCTGCTTGTTGAGCATTAGAACTCATAACACCTGATATTACGGCACCGCCAACGACCGCTGTTGCTATTCCTGACATTGTTCAACTCCTTGGATTCCAGACAATTCCAGAGCTTGTCTGTAATCGACGGTTAATTCTTCACCTTTGCTTCCGCCGACACAACCTTGAATGTCTCTATTCGCAACAAGGTAAATGTCTTCGTTTTCAGTTTTCACAAAGACGCAATTTGGATTTTTAGAATGGTTTGTGAATCTTCCGGCAGGCGTGCGCTTTCCGTTGATGCGTGCAGGAGCTATTACGCTTCCTGCTTCAACAGGCCAACTCAAAAATAAGCCTTTGCCTTCAATTTCAGAGTCTCGCACGGATGTTGCCGCGTTCCATGGGGAAGGCATTTCAATTTGGTCGAACTCATTTTGGGATTGCGCGCGAACTGTGTCTTCATCAAAGCCATATTGTGCGATGGCGCTAAGATAATCGTCTCTGTCTTCTTGGCGCAAGGCGCAATTCAATTCTTCAACTTGTTCATTGAACTCGCACCAAGTTTCGCTTTTGTCAAGGAACATCTCTTCAAGCTTGTCGATGTCGGTTTCTTCAGTTGCGTAAATGTTTTGCCAAACACAAGTCTCAATAACATATCCGACCTTGCGTCCGGGCTTGCCAACAAAAATCATCGGCGCTTGCAACACCTTGACTTTTCCGTCATCGATGATCGCGACTTTTCCTGTTAGCATGACATTTAGGTGTTCGAAGCGTTGCGCGTGGCCGACAGCCAATGCGCCTTGCGGAAGCGTCACCTCTCGAACATAAATTCCTGGTCCAAAATGGTGAGCCACAGGACAATCGATCTGCGGAAGGTTAAGCATATGAGCTTCAATTTGCTCGACACCTTCATTTTTTGCGATTGCTGTTGGTTTTGAAATTGACAATTCCACCGATCTCTCCAAAATAAAGCTGCCGGAAGCTCATATTTACTCGGCTTGCGTTTATTATCTAACTTTTATAAAGCAAAAGCAACATATTAACTCGTAATTACACGACCGCTTGCGCTGATGGTCAAAGAATTTGCCGCTCCAGCCAACGTGCTGATGAATCCGCCAGACTCCAAAATCTGTCCGACAAGCTCCGTGCAGGAATAAGTTTCACCGGCTGCAATTGTGCGTGTCTTGAGCACCAAGTTGTTGTCTCCTGCAGTTTCGCCATTGGCGACAAGGTTGACGCTGAAATCAACGTTTGCAGAACTTGTGTTAGTTACAGTGAATTTGTCAATTACCGTTTTTGCGTTGTCTGATGTGTATTGCGCAGTTTGCGTCGCTTCCGCCTGTTTGCGCGGGATGATGTTAAGAATTTCAACAGCCATTTCGTCCTCCTAAAATTGAATTTGTGTCATTGTAACGATGGCGCTTGGCGCTTCTGGCGCAAAGGCCGTTGCTGGTATTTCGTCTAGTGTCAAATTCACTGTGTCTCCAGCCCACATCAATTCAATGTAATCTCCTGCCGCCAAGCTGATCTGATAAGATGCAGAAACAACTTTTGTGTCGCCATTGGCTTTCACGGTAAAATCAAGGCGAGAACGAGCAACGTCAGTTCCGTTTTTAGCCATCCATGCATAAAAGGTGGAGCTTGATGAATTGCTGGAAGTTACTTGGTAAGAAACCGTAATCAAATACAAGCCAGATTGCGAAACGGTCAATTGCGAATTTGAAACGAGTGATATTCCACTTTCAACTTCTGTTGTGTCGAATTCAACAGGGTAAGCTGTGTCTGCAGCAGCAAGAGTTTGATCTGTCGTGCTTGTGTAAGATGCATAATCATATCCAGGAGGGATTGTTGGCCTTACGAACAATTCTCCATTTGTCGCGTCTTGCACAAGAACCGTTGCAACTGGAATAACCACATCTGGCGCACTAGGACGCGTGCTTGTCAATGCTCCCGCAGTTGTTGGAGAAGCATACAAAATTGTTCCGACAGGCCAAGATGATGTATCAATTCCGCGAACTTTGCCGAATGTAGTTGTTTCTCCGATGTCGCCGTTCGGCATATCATTAGTCGTCAAGCCGATGAAATAAATAGATGAAACGGAACCGTCTGCAATGTATTTGTTTATTTTTATCTCGCCATTAACGCCAGCAAATCCAACAACGGTTCCGTTGCTTATTGTCGCTCCAGTGTCATTTTCAGTGCGCATGTATTGTTCGAATCCAACTTGCAGCACGACATTGTCTTTCAAACAAACATTCAAGCAATTTTCTGATTCGCTCCACCAAACACGACCATTTTTTGTTGCAACACTTGGTGATGTGTTAAAATCAACATAAGACACTCGAATTTGGTCTTCATTTTCTTTTGCTGGCTGTTTTGCTAGCAATTCAATTGCATCTGCTATGCGTACTAATGAATCAGACGTTGCATTTGCAGCAGCAAGCGCATTACCAGAAGCCACAAATGCTTCTTCAATTAATGAATTGAATCCATCAGGCACCAATTCAAATAATTTTTCAAATGCTCTGATGCTGCGCTGATCTGGAAGGAATTTTGCAAGATCTGCTCTTGTTGGTGCGCGCGGATCAGCCATCTACCACACCATCGGCTCTATTCGAGCCTCCAATCTTGCAAATGACAATCTTGATTTGCTTGTTCCTCTGAATTTTTGAATCCGGAAATTCTTCAACGTTCCTTGTTGCAGCCACAAAAGGCGCTTCATCCGTTCACCAGACTTCCCTGCTTTTATTGACTTTTCCATCGACCAAGTTCCGCCATCAAGAGAGTATTGTGTCCAAATAACAGGATCGTCTCCAAACGCTGCTCTTCCTGTCAACGCGATCAACTCCAAATCATGGATTATTGCACCGCGCCCTTCGTTGTAAAGGATTTGCGTTGAAAATTCCCATCCGACCTCTTGTCCCCAGTGCGATGAAACTTCGTCGGACTGCACACCTATTGCGTTGCTTTGTGGATCGCCGACAATCCACTTGTCATAACACCAAGTTCGATTGCTGACTCTGTGTTGTCCTTTACCTTGCAAACTTGAAGTCAATGTGAACCAAACAGATTGACCCATTGCTTGCGATGCAACACCGTCAAAAACCAAAGTTTGGTCTGGAAGTCTGATGTATAGGTGATTCAACCCTGCTTCAGAATGGTGTTCAAAAACAACTGTTGCAAGTTGTTGTTCTGTGTAGCCAAGCAAAAGTTGATCAATTTCACGTGTTGAAATTTTCGTAACATTGCCGTTGACACCAAGCCAAACAGCCGGAGCCTCATTCCGACCGCTTCCTAGGAACGCTATAGCATCCATGTAGCACGTCAACGAGTGAGTGCCTATCGAGCCTTTTTGAATCTGTGCGCCATCAATGCGTTGGAACGGGAAAACAGAGCCTCCGACGTTATCGAACATTTCCATCGTGTAGCGGTTGACAGCAACAGGCTCATTGCGAACCTTGATTATTGCCTTGACCGGGTCAGGGTCTGCTTCAGAAGAACCGTATTTCAAAGGATTTACAGAAAATGGATCATTCAATTCTGTTACAACAAGGAATTCTCCGTCCGTTGTCATGAAATATCCGTCAACCCAAACAAAATCAACAACAGTTCCAAGGTCAGCATCAGTGACTTGCGTCAGTGTATAACCATCCCAATAGAACAAATTTCCGCCAGATGCGATTGCCAAATAATCGAATGAATAATCCATTGTCACTTGGCCGGAACCACCAACATCACCAAGAGTTGTTGTTGTGCCGTCAGAAGCAACGGAGACCAACTTGGTGCCCATCACACGATAACAAACACCATTCCAGTTGATTGCCCCACGGTCAATTCCTGGTCCAGAACCAATTTGAACAACGCCTTCAGCAGGACGCAAATAGCCGTCGCTGATTCCTTGACGCTTAGGCACTGGCACCAAGTTGCGAGGATAAGCAGATCGAAAATCTGAATTTTCGTCTGTGTAAATGCCGTTCAGAATTGGTATTTGCATTTGTTTGAATCCTTATCCAACCCGATACCAAGTATTTGTACCAGCATCGTATTTCAATCGGAAAAAGTCGTCCGCTCCAATTGATGAAGGCTCCCCTGTGACCGCCGTTGCGCCATTGCCGTCAACAGTTAGACTTGTCACCTGTTGAGTGCAGTTAACCAAAACTTCTTGCTTGTCAACAACATTCGCAATGGCAGGAAGAACAATTGTTCCAGCGGCAAATCCTGCGGTTGGCGTCAAAATGAGGTGCGTGTTATTTGCATCGTCATTAATTTGCACGGAAAAACCTGTTGAGCTTGGCGCAGAACGTTGCGTTACGAACGTAGAAATTCCGGCGCCTGGAAAAGTTAAGTTGTCTTGCAACCATGATTTGAACAGCGACAAAGACGATTTGCGTGCATCACCGTTGCTTTGATCAAAAATTGGAATTTGATCTGAATTCTCCAAGGAATCCGTTGCTGAAAGTCGATTGATTTGTGTCATTGTTTGCTCCTAATCAAATTCAATTGGTCCATCTGGTCCAGCAGCCAACGGATCATCAGGAACGTCCACAAAATTAGCGCTGCCTTGTGACCAAGTTTTATTGCCTGCTCCACGAGGAAGCGTTTTAGGAAATTGCATCTCTTGCGGCATTGCGCTTATTGAGACCAGTCCACGATAAGCGTTACGTGCAGAAAGTTTCGTGTCTGCAGAAACAGACTTTCCGAATCCAGGAGCAAGGCGCACAGCCAAGTTTAAGATTATAGCTTCATTGGCTGAGTCAGGCACGCCAGAGTCTTCATCAAGGTCGCTGGAAGTTGCTGATGACGGCAGTGGATAACCAAGTCGAATTCCTTTTGTGTTCCAAGTTGCCATCATCGAATCAAGGCGTCGCAACGCCATGTTAAGTTGTTCAGGTTGCAAATCGAAGACATAATAGGCCAATCCGATCTCTTCAAAAGCTGCTTCCACGAATTGTCTCTTTGTCCACGGCATGGCTATTTACCTCGTCTTGTCCCTTTGGAACCTTTGCGCTTTTTACTCTTGCACGGCATTGACTATCGCCTCCTCAATTTTGGCTTTTGACCAAGATTTTTTGACTTCAATGCCATTCGCTTCTGCGTAGGCAATCATTTCATCTTTGGAAACATACCCGTTGTCATTGGCGTCAAGACTTTCATCTTGTTCGTTGGCGTCAAGCGCCTTTGCTGGTTCGTCGAACCAACCATCTTCAAGACAAGATTCAACTTCGTCTGCCTTCACGACAACAATATCGAATTCATTTTCTTTTCCAACTTTGACACGATTGCGCGTCTTGGCTGGGAATTTGTACAACATGATTGACATTAAAACTCTCCTTAAAAGCGGGAGGGCGAACCCTCCCTGTTAACCGCTAATCAGCTATCAGACTTGGCCTTCAAGCATGATACCGGCAAGTTCATAGTTGAGAACTTCAACGTTTGCCCAAACGAACATACGATACTTGGCGACAAGTGAATCAACGTTCGAATCAGAAAGCATTACGATTTGCACGCCGCTGTCTGTGGTTGCTTTACGAACTTTTTTGCCTGTTGCAGCAAAAGGATCCGTGTTGAAGTCTGCGTGAACAATCTCAACAGCGTCTTTTTCAAAGAACACAGAAGCAGGCTTGGTTGTGGTGT